ACAGGTGGACACTATACAATACTTGTTTATGATGATGTTGTTACTCTAGATTCTGTTTCTACTGCAGAAATGATCAAGAAAACTACTACTGCATATCAGATGTCTTTGAACACTTCTGCTAATCAATCTGGTAAACCTGCAAGGATCAGAATTGTAGGAACTTTTTATCACGAAATGGACACTTACTCAGAGATAATTAAAACAGGTCAAACTATTTTAAGAAAATATCCTGCAGAAGATGAAAACAGAGTTCCTGTATTGTTGAGTAGAGCTAATTTAAACATTAAGAAAGCTACTCTTGGTTCCTGGGTATATGCTTCACAAATGCTATGTGATCCTAGACAATCTAGTAACATGGGATTCAAAAGAGAATGGATCAAATATTGGAATCCACTTGTTTGGGAGAATTTAAACAGATTTATTCTAGTAGATCCTGCAGATGCAAAGAAGAAGAAATCAGATTATACTTCAATGCTAGTCATAGGCCTTGGAGCAGATAAGAATTATTATGTTATTGATTTTATTCGAGACAAGCTATCACTCACAGAGAGAACAAATATATTGTTTAAGCTGCATGAAAAATATAGACCACAATTAGGGACATTCTATGAGAAAGTTGGTATGCAATCTGATACATCACATATCGAATTTCAGATGGCATTAAGGAACTACAGATTCCCTATATACGAAGTAAATCCTAGGGCAGCAAAGGGACTAAGAATAGAATCCCTGGAACCATTATTTAAAAATGGTAGAATATGGTTTCCTAAAGAACTTTGGAGAACAAATTGGGAAGGTGATAGGGTAGACATAATGAAAGAGTTTCTGCAAGAAGAATACATTGCTTATCCATTCTGCCGACATGATGATATGATAGATAATTTAGCTAAAATAACTGATGAATCTGTTGTTCCATTATTAACATTCCCTACAGTACAAAGTTCAGATGAAATGTTGCTAGAGAGATTGACAGGAAGACCTGCAAATATGCAAGAAGACTATAAGCCATTTTAAGTTCACAAATACAAATAAATAGGATATAATGACAATATGAAAAATAAAGATCCAAAAAAAGAACAATTAAAAGAATCTATATTAGCCACTTTGGCAGATATGGTAGAAGTAAGAACACCAACTGAATCAATTAGATGGGAAGCTTGTTCGTTAGTTAAACATAGAACTCATGCTTTTAATTTAGGATCATCACCAATTAAGGCAATTCCTTTGTATTCCAATAAAGCTGTTGAAGCGACTAATACTTCAGTTAATGGAATCATGGGTTATTTGATCTCACAAAACATTAGATGGTTTAATGTAAGAACTAAAAATAAAAACTTTGAAGATTCAGATGAAATTTATGGTGCAAAAGATTACATGGAATTAGTAGTAACAACTATTCTAAATATGTTATCACAATGTAATTTCTATGCATCAACACATCTTGCAACGAAAGATTCATTTGTCCAGGGAACTTCTGCAGAATTTATTATAGATGGAAAAGACCATCAAATAGTTTATGATACAATAGATCCTACTGAATTTTATATTCGAGAAGATGAAAACAGAAAAGTAGATACATTCTTTAGAGTGTATGAAATCCCTGCTAAGACGGCCGTTAAGAAATGGGGAAACAAACTACCAAAAGAAGTTTTGGACATGATTAAGAATGGTTCAGGACATCAGAGAATCAAGTTTATACATGCTATCTATCCTAGAGAAGATGCTTTATCCCAAAAAGGGGAAATTTTGTTTTCTACTAAGAAACCATATGCTTCAGTTCACTATTCTTATGTTGGTGATGAAGTATTTTTGGAGAGTGGTTTTGATAAATTCCCTGTTGCTATTCATAGATGGATCATAAATGGTACAGGTCCTTATGGATCTTCTCCTATTATTGAAATAATTGAAGAAATTAAAAAGTTAAACAAAATGAGTTTGTTGTATATGACTGCAGCCGACAAAAATGCGAATCCACCAATATTTGCACCTGAGATTTTAAAGGGAAGATTAAATCTCAATCCAGGTGGAATCAACTATGCTAATTTAAAATCGACAGGATCACCTGAACTATTTCCAACAACCTTGGATCTTAGTCATTTATATTTAGCTATTCAAACTAAAGAGAGAGATATTGAACAAGCTTTATATACGGATCTTTTTAGTATTTTAATGAGACAAGAGCAAGTAAGAACTGCAACTGAAGTTAGAGAGATCAAAGGTGAAGGATTAGTCCTATTATCTTCGATCATAGGTAATTTACAAGAAGAAAAAATTACTCCATTAATTATGAGAACTTATAATCTCATGTTAAGTTCAGGACTTATTAAGCCACCATCTGAAGAACTAAAAGAAGCTTCTGAAGCTGGAATTGTAAAAGTAGAACTAGATGGACCACTTGCACAAAACATGAAAGCTTATCATCAAACAACAGGGATCACACAGGGGTTGGAAGCCTTAGCAAAGGTAATGGAGTTAAATCAAGATAGTGTAGTTAATATCGACTTTGACAAATTGATAAGAATAGCTGTTAGTTCAGGTGGAATGCCACAATCAGTAATTAGAGAAAAATCAGAAGTAAAGAAAATTAAAGCTGCTCAAATGGAAGCAATTAAAGCTCAACAAAAGAATGAACAAATACAAGCTCAAGCTGCATTGGATGCTCAAAGGAATGGTAAAAAACTATGATAGATAAGAAACAACAAATAGATAGAGAAACAATTAGTAAAAGAAATTCGTTGAGAAATGTTTATAGGACCGAAGAAGGCAACTATGAACTTTCACGAAGTTTAAGAGAACTTGGGGTATTTGATGAAATTCCAACTGATCCTGAAAAGGTAGCTTTAAGAAACTATGGAATCAGAAAGATGGAAGACTTAGGAATGTTAGATGAAGAAAGTCTACAAGCCTTGGTTAAATGGATGCTCAAAGGTGATTGGAAAATTCCTGTTGATAAAACAACAGTTTAAGGAGAATCGAATATGTTAGAAAAAGGGAACGATCCTGTAGTTGAACCTGTAGTACCTGTAACAGTTGATCCAATTGTACCAACTGATCCTGTAGTACCTGGGGTAAACACTCCACCTATCGTGGAACCTGGTAAAGAACAAAACCTGAACAATCCTGTTCAACCTTCTTGGTTAGCACAGTTACCAAAAGACCTAAAAGAAGATGCAGAGACAATTGAGCTATTAAGTAAAAGCCAAACTATTGGTGATTATGTAAAAGCTACTTTGCTGAAACAACCTGGAACTTTGAAACCGAACGAACCTGAAGTAGATAAACCAATGGTGTATGATGAAACTTTTGTTTCAAAACTATCTGATGAATCAGATCCTTTTGGTTTAATGACAAAATCACTTAAAGATACTTTACAGAAGAATAAAGTAACTGCAGAAGGTGCAAAGGAAATCTTTGAAACTTTAACGGCTGCTCAACAAACTTCTCAAAAGGACTTTATGGAAAAGGGGATCCCTTGGTGTGAAAATGAACTAAAGAAATATTGGGGCAATGATTATGAAAATCAACGAAAAGCCGTAACCAGGGGAACTTTAGCTCTACAACAATTCGATCCTACTTTGATTTCAGAATTAGACAAAACAGGGGCAACTATAACACCTGCCGTAGCTAGAGTTATTGCAATTATTGGGAATAACGTCAAAGAAGATGGTTCCATTGGTAGCAATAATACTAGGAGTGGTAATGGAAGGAATCCAAAAGTTCCTGTTACTTATCCTAAAAATTAAAGGAGATCCTAAATGGATTATATGACATTCTCAGACGTAGCAGCAGCTACACATAATGAAGATTTAATTCCTGTAGTTGAAGAAGTTTCAACTAAAGTAACTATGTTTAATGATGCTCCCTGGAAAGCATCAACAGACATGTTAAGAGACATCGGTGGTAGAGAAGGTGAAGCTCCTAGAGCAACCTGGGTTGGTGTTGATGAAGGTGCTAAACCTAATAAAGGATCACAAGAAAAGTATACTGAAGAACTTGGTATGCTAGAAGCTTGGTCTAAAACTGTTAAAAAGATTGCAGATTTATCTCCACATTCTGATGAACTTAGATGGAGAGAAGACAAACGTCATTTCAAAGGCATGGGTTTGGATCTAGAAAGTGCATTAATTTATGGTAATAGAGTTCAAAATGTAAGAAAGTTTGATGGCTTTATTCCTAGATTTGCACACTTGACAGACATTGATGGTATTGGTGCCGTAAGTGGTGAAGATGAAAACTTTGTAACAATGAATGCAGGTGGTGTATCTGCAGTAGGTATGTCTTCAATTATGATGGTATATTGGGATATTGATGATGGAGCACATTTGTTATATCCTTCTCATTCTGCAAATAATGGTATGCAATTTGTACCTTATGGTTACAATGCAATCGAGCAAAGTGATGGAACTTTATTAGAAGTTGCCTTTTCTAAATTTGCTTGTACTGTAGGTTTAGGAATTGCAAATAGAAGAAGTGTAGTTCGTGTAGCTAATATTGATAATTCATTAACAGGTGCCGACTTAACAACTGCAATGGGTAACATTGAAGCATCTATTTATGATGCCTTTGCATCTATTCCTGTAGACTTCCAAAATAGAGTTAGATTGTATGCGAATAATCGTACACTTTCTACTTTAAGAAAGGGTTTTGCAAAAAGAATAGCTCCTGCAAGATATGAAGATGCTATTCCAAAGAATGCTACAGGTGATATTATGTTTGATTCATTTGTAATTCGTAGATGTGATTCACTATTAAATAGTGAAGATAGAGTACTTTAGTACAAGGGGAAACAAATGATCATTGAAACAAAACGTGCAGCATTTAATCCTATTGAAGTTGATCTAACAACTTTAGTTGGTGCAGGTGTAACATTAAATGGTGAAGCATTGGATTTTGATTTTAAAAATCAATTTAAAGAAACAAACGAAACTTTAGAAGTTTTTGTAACCACAGAAGCTACTTCTGCAGGTGCTGCAAAACTTCAAGTTGTTGTAGATACAAAAGATTCTGATGGTGAATATGAAAGAACTGTATCAGGAGAAGTATTTACTATTTCTGCTAGTACAACCTTAGTTGCGAATAAAGTCCTGGCTAAGATAGTTCTACCTGATGATACCAAACAAATTGTAAGAGTTAGTTTGGTTAATGCAGGTGCTGCATTTACTGCAGGAAAAGTTGTAGGTCTTATTAGACCACTATAGAAATATAGAAGGAAGAAAATCGTGTTAATTGAAACAAAGAGAGTAGCATTTGATCCTATCAAGTTTCCATTAGTCGACTTAGTTGCAGAGACTATCGAAGGTGGAGAAGTTCTAGATTTTGATTTTGATAATCAATTTAAAGAAACACATGAAACCTTAGAAGTTTTTGTATCTGCTTCTGCTTCTGCAGGTGAGACTATAACACCTGCCGTAGCTAAAGAAGTTACTTTAGAAGTAACAGTTGCTCCGACAAGTAATGGAGATATAACAGTAGATGGAGTTATTATTCCTGTAACTACTGCTTCAGAAACATCTTTGACTACAACTGCTCTAGCTATTGCTAGTGCAACGTATGAAGGATGGACTGCCGTTCAAGGAACTGATGCTGATGTAGCTAAAGTCTTCTTTACTGCAAGTGTTGCAGGATTGATGGATGATATTGTATTTGATGGTGGAACAACAGGTGTAACTGCAACTGTTGATACTACTGAAGAAGGTGTTGCAGAGATTACAACTCAACATGCTCCAACTTTACAGTTACTTGTAAAAACAGGGGATGCTGCAGATTCTTTAACAACAGTCTTAACTAGTAAGACTTTTACTCTTGCCGAAATAGCAGAGAAAGAAGTGTTATGGAAAATTGAATTACCTGATTCTTGTGGGCAATTCATACAAATTAGCGTCAACGTAGCTACTGCAGATGTATTCACAGGTGGGGAAATCGTTGGAGTGATAAGGCCCTTATAATGGATAAATATATTGCTGTAAGAGACTGTTACTGTATGGGAAATTTCCTTAAAAAAGGGGAAACCTTTCTAGTAACAAAAGGTAAGAAAGTGGATTTCAAGCTTGTAAAAAAAGTCGAAGAACCAAAGAAAGATGCTAAATAATAGCTTATAATAGGGGAGATTCATTCTTCCCTATTTTGGAGTAAGGAATGACTGATTTAGAACTATACAATATAACATTAAGTATGTTTGACAAAGAAATCACAACTGCAGAATTGGAGAGTGAAACTCCCACTAAAGAAGTAAGATTTTGTTTAAAATATCATGCTATTGCTATTGCAAAAGCAATGAGAGAATTTGATTGGTCCTTCCTTACTGTAAAACTAGATATAGATTATACCGATGATGTACCAGGGTTCAACTTTACTTATGGTTATCCTTTACCTTCAGGACTATTTAAAATAGTTAATACATATACTAAATATGTTTATGAAGTTAAAGGTGGAAGGATTTATACAGATCAAGAAGAAGCAGATGTATATGGAATTATGGTAGCTATTCCTGAATCATTTGTACCAATGGATTTTTATGAATTAATAGCATATGCACTAGCATATCAAATAGCACCAATATTATCATCTGAAGAAACAATTAGTTCTTTCATTCTACAGAAATATACTTGGGCATTAAGTGGATTAATCTCTGCAGAATGCCACAACAATAGTAGGGAGCCTGATATAAATGTATGATAGTTTAATTAACAATTTTACTTCAGGAGAAATAACTCCTAAGCTTGGTGGTAGACCTGATTTAGGTTTGTATCATTCAGGTGCAGCTCAAATAGAAAATTTTTTGCTAATGTTACAAGGTGGATTAACTAGAAGACCTGGAACAGTTAAGGTAGCTACTTTAACTAATCCTTGTCGATTAATCCCTTTTACAATTAGTGTTGATCTATCATTTATATTAGAACTTAGTAATTTACAAATGATAATAAGAAAATCAGATGGATCTCTTTATGGTGTAACAACTGTTACAGAATATTTAGAGAGTGAATTATCAGAGATCCAATTTACTCAAGACTATAAATCTTTGTATTTAGTACATAGAAATCATGCTCCTAGAGTATTAAATTATCTAGGTGGTAGTTTTACCTGGGGACCATTAATTCCTTCAACAATGGATGAAGATGGAACACTATTCCAGGCAACAGGAGACTATCCTGGATGCGTTGCTTATTGTAGCAACAGATTATGGTTAGCATCTTCAACTAATCAACCATATAGACTTTGGGCAAGTAGACCATTTGATCCTTTAAATTTTGAAACATACGATGTAGTTACTTCAACTGAAAATGTAATTAAAGATGCACCTTGGCCTGATGGATGGGAAGATGATCAGACTTTAATTTATGAAGTATCTGTAACTACTAGAGATACAATTTCATCTGATAATGCAATGATCCTGGAAGTAGGATCTAATAGAAATGATAGAATTGAATGGTTAATCGTAGGACAAAATTTAATTGTTGGAACTGCAAGTGGAGAATGGATCATGCCAGGAAACATTGATGCTTTGAACCAACAGATAGTTCAAACTTCTGCATATGGTAGTGGACCTATACAAGCATTAAACGTTAACAATGATGTTTTATATATTCAATCAGGGAAAATGCGTTGTAGGGGTTATGTGAATGCAGAAGGTGGCTATAGTTCACCTGATCTCACTTACATAGCCGATCACATTTTAAAAGAAGGTGTAAAAGAATGGGTATTCCAAAGAGTTCCTGAACCTAGAATTTTTGTGGTTTTAGACAATGGAGACATGGCTGTTTTGTCTTATAATAAAATGTATGGGATCCAGGGTTGGACACGATGGACCTTTGATGGTTCTGTACAATCTGTTATAGTTTTAGATAAGGCAACAGGACAAGATGTTTGTATTGCAATAGAAAGAAATGAAGTATGTTATTTAGAAAAATTTGATGAAGGTTCAGAAGTTTTTAGTGATCAACACGAAACAGGGGGAACTCCAATTGCATTTGAATCTATTATGAAATCAAATAGGTTTGAAACTACAATTGATTCAGGATCCACTATAGGTAAAAGAAAAAAGATAAATGAAATAATATTCAGATTATTAGATAGTGGAGCTTTTAAGGCAGGTTATGATAAGCTAGAGACTTATCCTGATGATGTAGCTTCAGGTGATGTACGAATTAGACTTGGTGGTGGGTATGAAAAAGAACTTCAGATGGAAGTTCATTCCATTGATGATAATCCTTTGACTGTTCTAGCAATGGTGTATGGATTAGAGGTAGGTAAGTAATGGATCCTTTAAGTTGGGCAGCTATTGGTGGTGGAATATTAGGTTTATTTAGTGGTTGGGGCAATGCTAATGCAAGACAAGACGAATTTGATGATAAAAAAGAAGACTTGGGAAGACAAGAAGAAGTTTTGGATTCAAATTATAGTCAAGCACAATCAAGCTATAATTTAGCTACAACAAATGCTAATGCTGTTGCTCAAGAAAATAAAGATGAATATAACCTATTAGCCGATGAAGCTTTGGCAAATAGGGACACTACATTAAAACAAACTGCAACTAATGGATCTGAACAATCTAAAATTAATGCTATGCAATTAGCAACTTTGGCCGTTCAATCAAAACAAGTCGAAGGTTCTGCTAATCAATCAGTAGCTACTAGTGGATTTAGAAATTCAGGAACTGCAATGAACTTAGTTGATAATGCAAAAAGTTCAAATGCAGATACTATAAAACAAGCAAGAATGCAATCCAAATTAGCTAATTCACAAACATTTACTCAAGCCGTCAATAATTATACTTCTGCTAATCAACAAATTGATGCCTATCAAAGAAGGGTGGAACTAACTGAATCTCAACTACAAAGAGACCTTGGCAAGTTAGATTTACAAATGGATCAAACAACTGATACATACGATTTACAGGGTGGTTATTTAACTGCAGATATAGATTATATGAATAGTGATAAAGCCGAATCTGCTTTGTGGTGGGCTAAGGCAGGTGATTTTATTGGTGGTGCCGTAGATGGTGCAAGTAGTGTTTATTCAATGTTTAAATAGGAGAAAAAAATGGGTGTTAAATCATATGTTGCAGGTCTAAAATCAGATGCTATAAATTCTTTAACAGGAGCTGCAATTCAAGGAACTTCTCTTTATGCAGCTAAAGTAAAAACTGATGTAACCAGGGAAACAGTAAAGATAGAATCTGATTTAAACAGTTGGTATGAAGAATTAAAAGTCGATAGAGACTTTGAAAAATATCCTGATAGATTAGAAGAAAAATTTGGTACTTTAATGTCCGATATAGATAACAATGAAAATTTAGGATCTATGGCTAAGTCTAGATTAAAAACTTCAATACTTCCACAATATAAAGAAAGTGCAAAAGGTAATATTAAAACATTATCTTTTAATGCTCAATTAACTGAGATCGAAGTAGCAACAGAAGCTCATGGTGATTTATTAATATCATCAAATGGAACTTTGCCACAAGTAAAAACAGGATATAAATCTTATTTAGAAACCTTGGATATTTATAATGAAGGGACCATTAATAAAATGGTAAATGATTTTGAATATGTAGCTGCTCCACAAAAAGCCTTACAATCTTTCCAAACAGATTATGCAAAGAATTATTTAGATCCTAATTATTCAGTTGCAGATTTTGTAGATAAAGAAACAGGTATAAATAACGAAGAAAATGATTCAGTTGCTAAGTTGGATCAGGTTCAACATGATTCATTATTGCAAAAAGCCTTTGAATATAAAACAAATTTTGATGCACAAGTTGATACTCAAATGGATGAAATGTTTTCTACCATTAATGGAGAAATAGCCACGGCTAAATATGATGGAAAAACTATGGGTGCAGATGCTTATGACGAAGCATTCAAACAAGTTCCTGCAAGATTTAAAAGTAAAACTGTTATGGTAAAAAATGCTATTAACGAAAACAATGATTCTATTATTACAAAAAAGTTTGATGAAGTAATAGCTAGTGGAAGTTCTTTGTCTAATGAAGATTGGAATTTTGTGGATGGTATTACTGATCCATTTACAAAAGATAGTACAGTAGAAAATCTTTTAGCAAATGAAGGTAGTGTTTTTTTAGCTAATGGTGGAAATATCACGCAATTGCAGAACTATATTAATTCTATTGGTAATGGAAAAGCTTCAGTTAGAAACCAACAAAAAGCTTATGCTGCAGCACTCAAAGAATGGGGTACAAAAGAAGGCAATGTTTCAAAGGTTGCAGAATACCTAATTACTAGTGGTGGTTCAGGAACCTATCCTAGTACTGTTCTATCGCAAAGTAGTGGACTTGAATATAAAGGAAATATTGATTTAACAAATAGACCTTTTGTAGAAAATGAAGATGGATCTATAAGTATTTTAAAATCAATATCATTTGAAGAAGATGGTCAAGAAATATTAATTCCTACAATTATAGATGGTGAAAAAGTAGATAATGAAACTGCAATTAATCACTATAAAGAAACAGGTGAACAATTAGGTAAGTTTGAAACTCCTGAAGAAGCTACAACTTATGCAAAAGAATTAAGTTCCTACATGGGAACATTAGAAGGAAGTTATCAAGAAACAGGTGAAGTTAAAGGAAAGATTAATACTCCTGAAGAAGCTACAACATATGCTAAAGAATTAAGTTCCTATATGGGAACATTAGAAGGAAGTTATCAAGAAACAGGTGAATTTAAAGGAAAGATTAATACTCCTGAAGAAGCTACAACTTATGCAAAAGAATTAAGTTCCTATATGGGAACATTAGAAGGAAGTTATGAATCAACAAGTGAAGTTAAAGGAAAGATTAAAACTCCTGAAGAAGCTACAACATATGCTAAAGAATTAAGTTCCTACATGGGAACAGTAGTAGAAGAACAATACGCATTTGATGAAGCCCTTTATAAGGATATTAATAAAGGGACAGGAATAAATACTGAAGGTTTAT